TAATTATTATGAGTTTTACAGTCCACCAGAAACACTTCAGCATGATAGGGAAGTAGAAGTTCTTTGGTATTGGAATAAACCCATGGACTTATTAGCGATTGTAGCAAATGATGTCCTTGTTGTTAGTAAACCAAACCCTTATAAACATAAACAGCTTCCTTTTGTAAGGATAGTTGATATTAAAATTCCATATCAATTCTACGGAAAAGGTGAAGCAGAGTTACTAGAATCACTTCAAGAAGAAAATAATACACTTCGTAGAATGATCATAGACAGAAACCATCTTGATATAGATAAACCAATATTTACTTCAGATACTTTGACGATTGACGACGAGGATACAATAGCACGTCCTCATGGAATTGTTCCTGTTGGAGATGTTAATTCTATTAAATTCCCTGAATACAGCGATATTCCATCTTCTGTTTTTAAGACTTTAGAGATGTTGACAGACGATAAAGTGAGGGTTACAGGCATGGATGAGCGTCAACAATCGGTTTCATCATCAGGAACAGCTACAGAAGCTGCAATTTTGAAGGAACAGACAATAAAAAGAATAAATATGAAGATATGGCATATTAAAAATGATGCTTTAATAGAAATTGGTAAGCTTAGAGTATCAAATATCATGCAATTTTACTCTCAACCTAAGCTAATAGAGGTAGTTGGAGATACTGAAGTTCAAAAAGCACAGGCACAAGGTACTTTAGTAAAGCAAAATGGGAAGAATTATCAAGGAACATTTAGACAAATTAGACTTAAGGACCAGAAATTCAACTTAGATACTCAAACAAATACTCCAGGGATAGAAAAAATGAAAGGAACTACGTTTTTTGAGGCAAGACCAGAGTGGTATTTACCTGAACATGGCGGATATGATGTAACTTATGCTGCAACAGAGTCTGTTCCTATTTCAAAACCTCTTCAACAGCAAAAAGTAGATGAACTTTATGATAGATTAAGCAGAAACCAGACAGTTGATCCCTGGAAACTGGCTGAGTTGGTACTTAAGAGCAGAGATCAAGACCCTGAAGAGTTCAAGTCACAGCAACAGCCTCAGCAATCTGGCCAGCAAGGTCTTCCACAAGGTCAAACAGTTGATATAAAGAAGGCAATAGATCTTGCTGGGGTAGAAAACCAAGAGATGACTCAAGGAAAGATGATTAAATCTACTCCTTATGCTCCAGTTCCTCATACTGAAATCCATATTGAGTACATGAAATCACAAAATTTCAAAGATATTCCAGATCCAGAACATAAAATAACAAAGATATTTACACAACACATTATGGGAGAAATAGCTGCACAGAAAATGAGAGGTGGACAGGCAGCACAACTAGGTTCGAGCCCTCAGCAACAAGGCGGAGACCAATCGGGAGGTATGTCTCCGTCTACTGGGGGTATGGACATGACAAACCAGCAGATGATGGGAGCTGTAGTTCAAGGTGGAGGAGATACACAAAACGTTAGTGGAGCTCAGAGCCAGTAAAATATGTCAAAAATAGATTTAGCACCCGAATACAAAGAAGCATTCTCTACTTTTACAAGTAGACCTGAGTATGTAAAGATAATTCAATTCTTAAATGTTCAGAAGAATAACATAGCAGTATTAGAATGGTTTAGAATAAAACCAACTGATAAAAATATAGCAGTTAAAAAGGCTAGAATGGATGGAAATGTAGAATTTATTAATTTATTTATAAGAATTTGTAAAGAATCAATAAAAGGAGAAGACAATGGCTAGTTGGCAGGAATTTCAACAAGCAGCACAAAAGATTTCAAACGAAACAGGATTTCCAGTGTCAGTAATTTTGGGTCAAGCTGCCCTCGAAACTGGAAGAGGCACTTCTAATTTCTCTCAGACAAGAAATAACTGGTTTGGATTAGGGGCTTATGACAGTAATCCACAGAATGCTTTTAGATTTAGCACACCAGAAGAAAGTATCAGGTATTACATAAATACAATCTCTAAACTTGTTCCTGATTGGAAGAATTTAACCAATAATCCTCAATACTTAGTTCAAAGAATAAGAAATGCTGGATACGCAACTGATCCTAACTATGTTCAAAAGGTTACGAGTACTCCTGAGTTTCAACAAAATATAAACAAACAGCCTCAACAACAAATTCAACCTCAGCAAACTGTTCAACCAGGACAGGTACAAAGTAATCCTGTTAAATCAATTTTAAATAATCTTTTTAATACAATACAAAGCCCCGTTCGTGCTGCAGAAACTTATGCTGGTCCATTACAATCAACACCAACATCACAGTATCTGTCTGGTCAAAGACAATCAACCCCTACACAGTCTTACGTAGCTCCTGTTCAACAGCAATCTGGAGCAAGATCTTATACTGTTCAACCAGGAGATACTCTTTGGGGAATAGCTCAAAAGTATTTGGGGTCAGGAAGCAACTACGGAAAACTACAAGGATATACTGGTGATCCAAGGAAACTTCCGATAGGAACAAAATTAACGTATTAGGAGGTGAGAAATGTTTAAAATAAAGAAACCAAAAATAAAAAAACCAAAAGCAATTCGTATGAAAAAAATGAAGATGCCTAGTTTCAGACAAGCTAGAGTAAGAAAATCTTTATAGAAAGGAGGGTTATACAATGCCAAAAGTTGGAAAAAAACATTTCCCATACAGCGCTAAAGGAAAAAAAGCAGCTAAGAAGTATGCTAAAAAAACAGGAAAGAAAATTGTAAACAAAAAGAAGAAGTAAGTAAAATTTGGAAGACTGTTATATAATAAATTATTAGGGCAATTCCTTAGGGAATCCGAAATATAAATGGAAGACATTGAAACAATTGCTCCTTCAAAGGGAACTGAAAATTCTACAAAGGATACGCAAACCAAGTCAGACGAAAGTTGGAAATCTCTCACTGGAGATAAATTCAAGAGTGAGGCTGAATTAGCTAAGGCTTATAAAGAGCTTGAGAGTAAATTTGGACAGCAATCCGAGGATATTCGTAAAGGACGTGAGTTTGCAGAAACTGTAGCTCCTGTTCTTGATATTATTAAAAACGATCCTGAAGCTTTCAAATTAATTGATGAAAAACTCCGAGCAGTAACTGATCCACCTAAGGATCAAAAGCCTAAAGATGCCAAGAAGAAGGATGAAGAATTAAGATCTGTTGCGTCAGATATTCTTATTAAGAATTTTGAAGCTCAACATGGTTTTACTGATTTATCGCCAGAAGAACAAAAAGGACTTAGACAGAAAATGGGTTCTCTTGTCGCTGAAATGACTGGCCAGTCCCTAGCTGATGTTGATCTTAGGCGACTTGGAACTGCTTTAGAAAATGCTTACATTATCGCAACTCATAACGATAAGCGCACGGACTCAGATGAAGACACTATACCTAACGGAGCAATTTCATCTATTCCTTCTTCTAAAGGGAAGGGACAAGAAAAATTATCTGCCGAAGAAGTAACAGTAGCTTCAAAACTGGGTCTCACCAGGGAGCAATACCTTTCTGGGAAAAAAGTAAAGTAAGAAAGGGGGTGAGAAAATAATTTTACGATATGGCAAGAACATCTAAGTATGGATTCGATTACAGGCGTCATTTGACCCCTGGAACCGAAACACCAGCAACTCTAGAAGTTATTTTAGCCAATAGTGCAGGACCTTTAACAGTCGGTGATGCAGTTACTTATGCTAGCGGTTTCTTGAATGGTGCAGCTATTGATGTCGGTATCCTTGGAATTCTTGTAGGATTTGTCACCTCAAAAGGTGAGAACATCTTCAAGACCAAAGATTCTCTTGGTGGAACAAAATCAGGAGATGACACCTATACAGCATCTTCAACCAACGCAACAGTAGATCAAGTGAGGGGAGTAGTTTATGTAGATCAGATGGCTTTATTCGCAGCTTATGGCGACACAACGCTTACACAAGCTTATGTCGGTTTATGGTTTAACGGAAAAGTCAATGACGGAACATATGTTGATGGAGTTACGAGCACAGGTGCAGCCTGGTCAGTAGGTACTCAACAGTTCCAGTTAATAGAGTTGGTAACAACTTTAATTGATGGATCAGCTTCTACAACTCGTGGTCTATTTAGAATCGGTAGAAGTGTACTTCTTAACGACGTTACGGTAGGCAATTCGTAAAAGAAATAATATATGCAAGGTGGTAGTACAAGAGCAAACTTTGGTGATTTACTAGAACCAGGTCTGAGAAAAATTTTCGATGACAAGTTCAAAGAGATGCCAGAAGTGTTCTCATCTATCTTTCACGTTAATTCTTCTACAACTGATACCGAGCGCGATAGCGCAGTAACAGGGTTTGGTCTTCTTACAGCAACTGCTGAAGGATCACCAATCAGTTATGAAGATCCTATTCAAATGTACGATACAATCTACGTACACGCGAAATACACTAAAGGTTTTAGAGTATCTGAAGAGTTATGGGAAGACGATAGATATAATGTCATCAAAAAGAAACCCGCAGCACTCGCAAAGAGCTGCCGAAGAACTGCTGAATTTTTAGCAAGTAATGTGTTTAATAATGGATTTTCTACATCCTATACAGGAGGAGATGCAAAGCCTTTGCTTAGCACACTTCATCCTAGAGCGGATGGTGGAACAGCACAAAGCAACGCCAGTGCAACTGGAATAACTTTGACTGAGGCCAATTTAAATACAGCACTTTTAGCTATGAGAGCACAGCTTGACGATAAAGGAATGAAAGTTATGGTTCGTGCAAAGACCATAATTGTTCCTCCAGCACTCGAAAAGACTGCTCAGATTCTTACAAACAGTAAACTTCGACCAGGAACCGCAGACAATGATTTCAACTATTACGAGGGACTATTAAAAGTAGTTTCTTGGGATTGGCTAACATCAACAACTGCATGGTTCTTGATTGACGATTCTGAACATGAATTGAATTGGTTCTGGAGAATTCGACCTGAGTTCAAACAGGATAATTCATTCGATACTGGTATGGCCCTTT